ATGAGGAAAACACTGCTAGCTTGTGTGCTGCTGACCTTATCTGCCAGCAGCTTTGCGGCACCCCAGTTGGAAACGATCAGCCGTCTGCAATACGGCAAAGCCTGGGCCTTTACCCGTGAAGAAGTCATGCTGCAATGCCGTCCCGGTAATGCGCTGTATGTGATTAACGACAGCACGCTGGCGCAATATCCTCTCAATGACGTGGCGAAAGAGCAGGTAAAAAACCATCAGGTTCAGGCTGTGCCACTGGAGAAAATCTGGCTGGACGACCCGCAGAACCCAGGGCAAAAAATGAGTCTGGCCCCTTTTATTGCCAAAGCTCAGTCGCTTTGCTGAACAGCCGTGCCGACGATAACTGACTGATGTAAATCCCATGTTTTGCGTATGTTGTCACACAATGAAAATAATACATCATTGTTATTATCACTATGTTTCAAACTGGGTGGAAAATAGTCATCTGTCGTCTACTCTTTAAGTTGTACGGCTTAACCGCCTGCATTAATGCCAACTTTTAGCGCACGGCTCTCTCCCAAGAGCCATTTCCCTAGACCGAATATAGGAATCGTATTCGGTCTTTTTTTTGAACATTTCTTAATTCAATAACTTATCGTTAAAACAATCACTTACATCACTTCCTGTTACCTTCAATGCTACTCATTTGGACTTTCTGCCGCCACTTTGTCGCCATGGTATATTCGCTCTATCCCATATGGGCCGATGTAGGGGGTAATTTGAAAACTATACTATTTACTACTGGCACAACATATCCTTCTTGAGAGTATGTAAGTTCCTGCTATTCTGGGTTTGTTTTAGATGTAAATGCATTTTTTTGCTATAGTATTCAAAAGATTGGCTCAAAAAATGTCTGTGAGGTTTGAGTGGTAAACATTGTTCCTTTAAAAGCTCCACCGCAACTATGCATCTATCAAGCTAAGCTTCGATTTGAGACGCTAAGTTTCATCCGAGAAATTGACAGGGTTATCTATACACAGGGGTTAAACGTTAAGGTTGACCTGAGTGAGGTGACTTTTGCTAGCGCTGCCGCTTCAGTGCTTTTGTTCGCAGTGCTTAATCGAGCGCAATTCTTAATGGGAGATTCACTTTTGATTAGAATTTCTCTCCCTAAAAAAAGCACAAACCCACAAGGTTACAGATGGATTGTTAGCACGGGTTTAGGAAAAGCCCTTTTAGCTAATAGTTCTGAAAAATTAGAAGCACTGGTTAACGAAAAGAGATATTTCCAGTCATCAGTCGATCCGGAGCAGGCTTTAGTTAAAACTGTAAACATGCTAGCCGAGAAAGCTTTGTTTACAGAAGAGCAAGTACTTTTTCTCGCTATGGGAATCAATGAAGCGATGCTAAATGTACGAAACCATGCATATGAAGATTCTCGTTCACAAAGTTCTTTGGAGTTTTTGGGGGGGAAGCGATGGTGGCAGTGTGCTTGGTTCGATGAAGTTAATGATCGGGTAGTCTTTATTATATGTGACTTAGGTATTGGAATAGGTAATTCCTATGCAAATAAGGACCTTACTTCCGATGAGAATCTTTTTGCGGAACTAAGTAGCGTAGAAAAGGCCTTAACTAGTGGGTGTTCTCGTTTTCATGCTCCAGGGAGAGGTAATGGATCGGAGGACATTAAGAGGCCTATCGGTTCAGGATGCACTCAAAATGAGCGGCTACTTGTATTTACAGGACGCGCACTTTATCGTTATGAACCAGGAACTAGCGCAGGATATGCACCGGTATCAGAATATTTACCAGCAAGAATCCAGGGCACAATTGTTCAGTGGTCTTTAGTACCTAAGAGGGATTGACTATGTCATATATATCAATAGCTAAAAAATTTTCTGCTACACCTTTTGGACGATTTCCTTCCGATGGGCCGAACAGTGCAGAGCGCTTCAGAAAGGAAATCCTTTTACCTGAATTTTTAAAACATGATGATGAAGATATCATCGTGGATTTTACCGGTGTTGCACTAGGCATTGGTTCATCTTTTTTAGAAGAGGCTTTCGGGGGATTAGTCCGCGTCGAAGGTGTTGATAAAAAAGATGTTCTTAACAGATTGAAAATTCAGACAAAACTGCCTATTTATCAAAACCAAATCAAAAAATTCATATTGGAAGCTGAGCCTAAGAAGGTAACTGAGTAGATGGAAGATGTTGCAGCAATGAAGGATTATGCTTGGATTATTAGCCTTTGCAGCTTTCTGCTAGTTTTTATCGGCTGGAAAGTTGTTTATCGAAACGCCAAACGGATGGCAACACGGTCTGAGAGTAAAACGGCAATCGACAGCCTTATAAAAATAGTGAATGAGACATCTGATGTGAGCATTGCATACTGGTTATCTGGTGGTAAGACACATCAAAATGTCCAACACTATACAATGGTTATCATGTCAAAAATTGGCCAATCATATGAATTTATTAAAGTTCTCAAAAGAAGAGGTATTGATATTGAAGACATTTACCTTGAGGATTTAAGTAATTATGCAACTTTAAATTGTGAAAATGTTGGCGCTATCTCTATGAGCGAGCAAGCGATTCATAGTCAATTATGCTTAAATGCAGCAATGAATCTAATCACTCATGCTTTTGAAATCTTTGACGCAAAATACCCACCTTTAGGCGAAGCGCAAACCTTGGAACAATTTGTAGCTGAGCTTAATGAAACCCCGCAAGGTCTACAAACTCATTAATAGCTTAAATATATTTCAAACTGCAATTTGAGCCAGCGGATTCAGGTGAATAGCGTCTTCCAGGTGATCGGGAGCGAAATGCGCATAGCGCATCGTGACGCGGATATCTGAGTGCCCGAGGATGCGTTGCAGCACGATGATATTGCCACCGGCCATCATGAAATGACTGGCGAACGTATGTCGCAGAACGTGCGTCATCTGTCCTTCCGGCAGCTCGATACCGGCCAGCCGGATCACCCGATAGAACTGTTTATAGCAGGGCGAGAAGGGCGCACCTTTACGGGCGATCAGTTCGTCATATAAAGGGCGGGAAAGGGGAATAGTACGGTTCTTTTTTCCTTTGGTATTGATGAAGGTGAGTTTATACGGGGAGATTTGCGAGCTTTTGATTTTTGCCGCCTCGTTCCAGCGTGCGCCGGTCGAAAGGCAGACTTTAACAATAAGCGTTAATTCGTCATTTCCATGCTGTTCACATGCCGACATGAGTCTCAGGATTTGTTCCTGAGTCAGCCATGCCATTTCACGTTCCGGCTGATCAAACTCGCGGATATTTTCCAGCGGGTTAGGTAACGACCATTCCCCCAGGCGTTTCAGCTCATTGAACACCGCCCGCAGAAAAGCATGCTCACAGTTCACCGTGCCGGTGGAAACTTTACGAGTCGCCAGACTGGTACTGTAGCCATTATCAATCTCGCCGCGCAGCCGCTGATCACGATAGTGCGCCCAGTCCTTTGGTGTGATTGTGCTGGCGATCGGGTCACCCATTCCCGCGCTGATAATCTTCAGTTTTCCCAACCGTCCCTTTTTATCATTCAGAGAACAGCCGTGCAGGCTGTACCAGAGATCGACCAGTTCGCTCAGCTTCCGCCGGTCTTCCTTCTCACCCAGCCAGGGTTTGTTTTTCGCCTGTTCCATGGTGTAAGTTTCAAAAGAAACAGCTTCACCCTTGGAATCAAACTGCCTGCGGCATCGCTTGCCCTCGCGTCCGTTCGGGTAGCACTCACATAACCATTTGCCTGTAGACAGTTTTCTTACACTCATCACATCCTCCTTTTTGAGAATGTGAATTTTACTGTATATAAAACCAGTGTAAATGTTTGATTTAGTCAGTCGTATACATGCAAGGGTAGCAACCGATTGGTTTGTCTAAGCAAATATCTTTGGAAAGGTTTCGGCGGAAACGGTGAAATTTTAATGTCAGGTTGTTAAGATTAGTCTTAACAGTTTGCTTTCACTATAAGGACTTAATGATGAAGTTTGTTCTGGGATTTGCTGCTTTAGTGCTTCCGTTTGCCGTGAGTGCTGCATTTGTCAACCCTATGGAATTCGATGGTTCCGAAGCGCAAAAACAAGAAGTAATTGAATACATCAAGGCGAGGGTGAAGGCTGATTACTGTGATGGTGCCGTTAATATGTGCCAACCAACAACGCTTCGTATGATGGAAAAGCAAAATCTGACCGCTTTTAAAAATCTGACCAAAGCCAAAAATAAAGGAATATTAGATAAGGTTATCGGGGATTATTGTGAAGGTGCGGTTAATATGTGCACTTACGCGACTCTGGATATGATGTACAAACAAAATCTGAAAGCCAGCGGTGAGCAACTTAGTTGGTGATCATGAATGTTAAAAAACCCGCCATTGGCGGGTTTCTTGTTTTAATGCATCTGCAAAGATTGTTGCTGATGTTTATCCGGATGCAACTGAACAGCATGAACGGTGCCAGGTTCAACAATAATGTCCGCAATGGATTCATGCGTTTTGAACGTACAACTGCAATTGATGTTCTGACACTGGTGATAGCGTTCTTTGGTATTGATGCTCAGATAACGGCTTGAACGGGCGTGTGCTGCGTGCTGGCATTTAGGGCAGTGCATCATAACAATCACCATGTAATCACTTTTAATCAGATGCGGTCATTGTATGTTATCGCGTTCAGCATACATCTTAAATTACAGTGATTTACACTATTCAAAATCTTGGTAATTCAAGATAACTCAATCAAATCAAAAGGGGTGTTATGCTGTCCGGATTGAATCACCTCACTCTCGCGGTCAGTCATTTACCGCTCAGTTTTAGTTTCTATGTAGATGTTCTTGGTTTTACGCCTCGGGCTAAATGGGCGAGAGGGGCTTACCTGTCACTTGGTGACCTGTGGTTATGTTTATCCTTAGACACTTCCATAGACCCTAAGGCGGATTACACTCATTACGCCTTTACTATCGAATCAGCCGACATGCCGTCATTTCGAGAGAAAATACAGCATGCCGGTGCTATCGAGTGGAAAACCAATAAGAGTGAAGGGGAGTCAATTTACTTTCTCGATCCCGATGGCCATCAGTTAGAGGTTCATTGTGGTGATCTTGAAAGCCGGCTCCGTTCCTGCAAAATAAGTCCATACGATGAAATGGAATTCTTCTGATGTGAGTGGCTCAGGTTAGTTGTTTTCCGTCGCCTCATAACTCACATCCGACAGCAATACCTCCAGATTCAGCGCCGTCACAAAGCCACTGCCGCCCAGGCTGTGTGTCACCTTGCTGATTATCCACGGCTGCGCGTCGATCACGGATTTAAATCCGGACACGGCCACCGGCGTCTCAGGAAATAAATCAGCCCGCCCGCGAGCCAGGGAGATCGAGAACTCGGCAACACCGCGCTGGAGTTTGTCCCACTTTGCCTGTGCTGCCCGCATGGCCGCTTTCTGCGTGGCGTAGATGGTGGTGAGTGCAAACACGTTTTCATCACTGCCCGCCAGGTAATCCCCTTCCTTCGCTTCTGGCGTTTTCTGCACTTTCGCGCTGGTCTTCTTTGCTTTCGGGTGTTGCAGTGCGCGCAGGTATTGCACTTTCGGTTTCCGCTGCACCTTCACTTTTTTAGGCTTAGGGTCTTTGGTATGCAGCCAGCTTGCCGACACGCCGGTATACGCCCCACGGTCAGCAATATTAAACGTGTGCCCGTCGCCGTCGCTGCGGACAATCGTCATCTGCGGGATAGGCTTCCCGCTGGCCGTCTTAGCCGCGCCTGGTTTGATAAACAGCAGATTACCGGCCTTGATGGCAACAACTGCGCCGTTCAGCTCCGCCAGGCGGGTAATAAACTTCGCGTCCGTTTCCTGCGTCTGGTCGATGTGCGACACCTTCACGCCCCTGAACGGCTCGGCGATGGCGGGCTTGAGGTTATTGCGCGCTGCGACGGCAGACACCACCGCCTCCAACGTCGTGTCGTGATAAGAGTTGTCGCGGCGGGAATTCAGGCTGCCGCGATAGTCCGCACTGCGCGCGCGAATGGTCAGCGTGTCCGGCGTTCCTCGGTGCTCCACCTCATCCACGGTAAAGTCGCCTTTGTTCGTCAGCGCCTGGCCTTTCCAGCCCAGCGCGATATTAATCACCGCACCGCGTGGCGGCATGTCCAGCAGGCCGTCGGTGTCGCTTAGCTCGATGTCGAGCTGGTCAGCTTCAAAGCCGCGGTTATCCGTGAGCGTCAGCGAAATCAGCCGGTTGCTGACGTCCTGCGTGATGTCTTTGCCGCCGACGGTCACCGTGAAATCCGGTGCAAACTGCGCACCGGCGCCGATGGTCATATCCGTAATCACAGCAAGCCTCCCATCTGACCGGTTAAACCACCGGCCTGATCCAGCAGCCCGTCGGCCTGGGCTTTCATATCGCCAAACATCGCCGCCAGGGATTCATCCACGCGGGTCAGCGTCAGCGTAAACTCAATCTTTCGCGGCGCGCCGTTGGAGAAAAATTCTGTATGGGTTTCGCTGACACTGTTCACCACGAACATCCCGTAAATGGTGCCGCTGCCTTCCAGCAGCGGCCACGCCTTGCCTTCGTCAGCCATCAGGTTCAGTGCCAGCAGTGACAATTTCCCGCCAGTGATTTCCGGCATCAGCACGCCGGACAGGGTAATTTTCTCCTCATTCACGCCGAGAAACTGCGGCAGCGGGCGCAGGCCGACGCGGTTGTTTACCGGCCAGCGGTAATCGACGTCGCGCTGCAAACTTTGGTAAGGGACGGTCTGCAACTGAAACACAAACAATCCGAGCGTTAACATCATGCGCCTATCTCCTTAATCATTATCCATACGGGAACGTTGCTGTGCGACGCGGGCGCGGTCACGGGCTTCCAGCTCGGCGCGGATCTGACGACTGGTATCCTGAGCACCCAAACCGTCACCGGCGGCAATGGTGTAATTGTGCGTGCTGCGGTCGATATAGCTGCGCCCGCCGCCGACGGACACCGGCGTATAACTGCCGCCCAGCAGGCCGCCAGGCGGTGGCGTGACCGGCGCGGGATTGTCAAGCGGATGCGCTTCCGGATCTGCATCGCTATTTTGTTTCGTGCGCCGGTCAGCTTTGTCTGCTGCCTTATCAATGTCTGCGGATTCATCTTTGATGATGCCGAGCTTCTCCAGCAGCCAGACCACGCTGCTACGCAGCTTATTCGCCACCTGCAACGGTGCGGTCAAGGCGTTAGCGACCAGATGACCGAACGACACGCCTGCATCTTTACAACTGTTCAGCGTTTCCTGCGTGGATTTCACGGGCTCAATCAGGTCTTTGAACCACTGCCACAAGACTTTGAGCTTGTCACCAAGCCAGTCAAACACAGGCTGGAGCGGCGCGAACATCTCTTTTACCGGTTCGAATGCAATCCCCAGCCCTTCAATGACGCCCGCAAAGAAGGCACTGATCGGCTCCCAGTATTTACGGATAAGCAGGGCACCGGCGACAATCGCCACGCCAATCGCGACTATCGGCCACGTAAGCCCGCCGATCACCGTCGCAATCGCACCGCCTACGGTGCCGAGGATTGTCCAGAGCACACCGGCAGCGGCGACGATCAGATTGATACCGCTGATCACCGGACCGGCCACCAGGCCAAACACGCCGAGCGCGCCAATGATCAGCAGCGCACCGCCCGCCACCTTGCCGAGGGTGGTCGCCAGGGCTTTATTGTTCACAATCCACTTATCCAATTTCAGCACGTAGCCGGTGGCGGTCTGTACCAGTTTGCGCAGCGATGAATCCTGCTGATCAAACAGGTCAGTCCCGACGGCCTCATAGGCAGACTGGAATTCCTTAAAGTCGCCGCCCAGGTTGTCCTGCATCACCGCCACCAGCGCCTCTGTTTTACCGTCCGAGGTTTTCAGTGCTTTGGTGAGTTCATCCAGTTTGCCGGAAGATGCACCCGTCATCAGCACCGCCGCCGCTGAGCTGGCTTCCTCGCCAAAGATGGCTTTCATGTACTGCGCACGCTGCGACGTCCCGAGCTTGTTTTTCTCAAAGCTCTTTTGCATTTCTTTCAGGATGGTAAACAGCGGGCGCATGTTGCCTTTCCCGTCCGCCGTCTTCACCTTCAGCTCACCCAGCGCGGCGGCAGCGGTGCCCGTCGGTGCCTGTAAGCGGGTGATCACCGCACGGGCACCGGTGCCCGCCATCGAGCCGGTGATTTTGGCATCCGCCAGGGCGGCGGCCATCGCGGCGGTTTCTTCGACGCTGATACCGGCCTGCTTTGCCACCGGCGCGGCGTAGGTCATGGTGTCAGACAGCCCTTCAAAGGTGGCGGCAGACTTATTCATGGCCGTGGAAAGCACATCACCGATGTGTGACACCGTGCCATTAGTCATGCCAAACGCGGATTTCACGCCCATCAACAGGGTGGCGTTCTCCTCCATGGTGCGCTTGTTCGCCAGGGACAGATTCAGGATGGTCGGCGTCGCCGCCAGAATGCCGTCTTTGTCCGCACCGGATTTGGCAACGATGATTTGCGCGGCGGCAGCATCGTCAGCAGAGGCGGCGGTGTTGTCGCCGAGCTGCCGCGCCTGGGTGCGCAGCGCGGTCATGTCGGCGGAGTCTTTTTCTAACCCTAACGTTGCCTGTAACTCTGAGTTTTTCAGCGCAAAGTCATAGCCGGGCTTGAGCATCCCGGCACCGGCTACCGTCCCCGCCGTCGCAATCCCGACACCCGCAGCCCCCGCACCTGTCACGCTACCGGCGAACTGTTTACCGGCCTGATAACGACCTTTCACCGCGTTGAGTTTGGCCTGCTGCGCGCTGACGCGTGCCAGGGATTCACGCTGGCGGTTGAGCTGCGCGGTGGTTTCACTGATAGAGGTTCTCAGGCGGCGCTCAGACTCAGCCAGGTTGCGGGTACTTATCCCCGCCTGCGACAGCTCGGTGCGCTGACGCTGCACCGACTGCCGAAGCCCATTGAATTTAGTCTGCAACTGCGCGGCGGTGCGCTTCGCGGACTCCATGGCCTGCGCCTGTGCGCGGGTGGGGTTGGCGGTGTTTTTGAACTGGATAGCCAGCGCCGCCGCTTCCGCTTTGGCGTCTTTGAGTTTCTGACCGGTGACGGCAAGCTGCGCGCTGGATTTGCGGAAGCCGTCAATCTTTCCGGCCTGGGCGTTCAGGTCTTTGAGCGCGGTCTGGGAGTTTTTAATATCTCCGGACAGCGCCTTACTGGCGTTCTCCACCGATTTAAACGGGCGGGTCGCCTGGTCAACCGCCTTTAACAGCACCTCTACTTTTAAATTACTCACTGTCGGCTCCGCTGCGCTGCATGGCCTTATGACGCCACGCGCAAAGCTCGGTCAGCGTCATCAGGTTCATTTCTGACGGCGGCCAGTGAAAGATCACCGCGATATCCGCCATCAGGTCATCGACCGTCAGGGTCGGGGGAAGTTTTACTGTTCCGATTTCGGCGATAAAAAACCAATCACCTTACCCGCCAGGGCAATCAGGTCGGGCAGGTTCAGGCTTTTGCAGTCCTGGGCGGTCAGGTTCGGGGCGGTAATGCGCGGCAGAATGACGGTCAGCGCGTCAACGTCGGCATTCGCCAGCGCCGCCAGGCCAATTCCGCGCAGGTGTCCGGCATTGGGTTTAATGACTTCAACCTGGTTAATCAGGGTGTCGCCACGTTTGATCGGTTCTTCCAGGATTACGATGTTTTCATTGTGTTCTGACATAGCGGTGTCTCTTATTCAAAGGGAAGTTTTCGCGCCGGAGTCCGGCGCGGGGTACGGGTTACAGGCCGATGTTTTTGCGGTGTTCCGCCACGCGGTCAACGCCGCCGACGATTTCCACCATGTTCACGGTATCGACTTCAATCATGTCTTTGCCGTCAATCACCAGCTTGAAATAGGTGCACTGGGTGGTGATTTTGGTTTCGGTGTCTTCACCCTGTTTATACTCGCCGAAGTCCATTTCCTTGTGGCGTCCGCGCATCGTGACTTCCACGGCGGAGGTTTCACCGGTGTCGTCGCGCTGGAAGGAACCGGCAAAGCGCAGCGGCACGGCATCCACTGCGCCCCACTGTTTCAGCACCAGCTCATCCAGCCCGCCCACCGTCCACTCAAAGGTCAGCGCGTCATCGTCCAGGCCAAAATCAATCGAGGCCGAACCGGTCATGCCGCCGCCGCGATAGTTCTCCAGCTTGCGGGCGAGTTTCGGCAGCGTCAGCGCGCTGACCATGCCGAGGTAGCTGTTCCCGTCGTTAAACAGGTTCAGGTATTTCAGTTTCTTAGGCAGTGCCATGTTTTAGCGCCTCTTAGCTGTTAACGGAGGTGGCGAACGTCGCCAGGTACTGATCGGTGATGCGTTGACGCAGGGTTAAATCTTCCAGCGGCGGCACCGGCGTATAGTCGTAATCAATGAACAGCTTGCCCGCTTTCAGGGTTTCGACGGTGTTCGCTTCGGGGTCATACCAGCAGTTGCCATCAATGATCAGACCGGCGGTTTTCATTTCGCGCAGCTTGGCGTTAATGCCCGCAATCATGTCTTTGATAAGCGTCGGGGTAACGGGCTTATCTGATGCCCACATATGCCCTTCGGCGATGGTGTCCGCCAGCACCTGCGCGGTGCGGGTGTAGTTCTCAAAGAGGTACAGCGGATCATCCGAGCAGGTGCGCTGCCCCCAGAATTTAAAGCCATCCTTGCGGATAAGGGTGGTGACGCACGCCTGGTTCAGCAGGTCGGCATCGGTGCCGGTGGTTTGCAAATCCCAGTACACGCTGGCAGACAGGCCGGTCACGCCGTTGATGCCGACGTTAGAAAGCGTTTTATGCCAGCCGGTTTCGGCGTCGATTTTGGCACGCAGGCCGAGCGCGTAGGCCGTCGCGGGGGCGATGTCGCTGGCGTTGGTGGCGGTGTTCCAGGAGACAAAATCCGGCCAGACCACCATCAGCTCACGCTGGCTGAAATTGTCGCGGTACTTGATGGCATCGGACACGGTTTTGCAGCCGTAGGCGCTGACGTAGCCGAATGCACGCAATTGCTGACAGACGGCGGCGAGCGCCGTCGCGACCTCCTGATTATCCAGACCCGGCACGCCGAGAATGCGCGGCTTTACGCCGAGTTCAGTTTGCGCAGACAGCAGGGCTTTCATGCCGGTATACATGCCGGTGTCGTCCGAACCGCCGATGATATTGGAGGTGGTTTCCGCCTCGGTTTCGCCTTGGGCGACGCGTACCACGACAACAACCGGTTTAGCCTGGTTGGCGATAGCCATCAGGGAGGCGCGCAGCGTGCCGGTTTTACCGGCCTTACCGGCGGCGGTCAGCACGTTAGTAATGAGTACGGGCGTATCCAGCGGGAAGGTTGCCGCGTCGGCATCGTCGCCGGTGCAGACCATCCCGATGATGGCGGTGGAAACGGTGGAGATAACGCGGGTGCCGTCATTGATTTCAACAACGCGCACACCGTGATGATAATCAGCCATGGTGTTTTTCCTGTGATTGGGGTGAGGTCAATCATCGCGTGTTGTGTACGCGCAGGCACGGCGGGCGGGGAGTGTGGGGAATGGCACAACGGGGCAGCTTAAAAGTCGAATTTGACTACGATTGGTTAAAAGTATTAAAGTCAGACTTCAAAGAAAATTTGGTAAGCATAATTAACATTATGGCATGAGCTGTGGGGGCCAACTTCGTGCGTAACACTATGTTAACCTCTTTGCTCTAAGCCTCTAAATAAATATGTGTCCTTTGCTACAGGAATTATCCGTGGCAGAGAGTGGGTGAATGGTATTGGCAACATTTAAATCTAACTTTAGAAAGGAAAATCACAATGAGTAAAAGTATTTTTGAAGATATTTTTATATCCAGTCAGGAGGATTTCGATTATTCCCCTGCACTACTTGAGATGATACTTAATTTAAAAAAAGGAGTCATTACTGATAGTGTAATGACTGGTTTGTTGAATAGTTTATCGAAGTATAATGCTGATTATATAAATGAACTGTCTGACGAAGATATCGAAAAAGAGCTAAAGCTGCTAGGAGTGAATGACACTGATTATGACTTATTAAAACAAGTCGTTTCATGTGAAGGTTATGATTACTCCAAGACATTAAAGATGTTAAGTAAAGGAATACAGCAGCAACAGCAACAGCAACAGCAACAGCAACAGCAACAGCAACAGAAAAACAAATAACATAACTATCCCTTTTGAAACCCAAAAGGGATAAGGGTTTAAAATGATTACTGAATCAAGAAAACAAATAAAAAATAAACAGGAGGAGCTAAATTTAGAATATCGAAATTCTTATGTTAATTATCAGTCAAATAAATCAGAATCGAATTTAGATGATTTGGACGATAAAGCTAGAGAAATATTAACCTATGTTGATACTATAGCAAGTAAATACAACACTGATCAAGGTGAGGAACACATAGATTATCAATATGTTGTTGAAACATGTTTTGATAGCTTGGAATTTATGAAGTTCCATTTTACTTATCTGCGGAACGAAAAAAATGAAAATACTATAATAAGTAAGACGGCCTACTCGGACTTAATGAGATTGGCACGAAAAATAAATAGTAGAGAAAAGAAAAAACAAATAAAAAAATACATTGACGATTTCAGATATCTCGAAATCCCAATTTACGGATTAAAGTTCATGACAATTCAAACTCAAAAAAAATTAACATTTAGTGCTTTGGCGGTTATTGCTTGTGCAATTATTTTCATGATGGCAGTTAATAAGAGTGATAACTTGTTCTTTATGTATGGATTGGTTTTCAATACTCTTTATATAATTTTAATAATGATGTTTTCATCTAGAGAGAAAATACTTTTGCTGTCGCTTGTCTTTTATGTAACTCTACCTATGACTATATTTTCCTTACCATTTGATTCTAGTATTAATTTTGATTTTGGGGTGGTAAAAGCTAATGTCGTAGGTGCGGTGGGTGTGTTTTTACTGCTACTGTACAAGAGCCCAATTATGCAAATATATGACTTTTTAAATAAAAATAACACGAACTGATTAATGTGGTGATTTTACATAAAGAGACTGTTGTAAGATATTTTATACTGAGATTTTTTAAATTATTGAGCGTGGTATATCCCCGTTCCACTTTTGAGAGCAACCTATTGCTGATCAGTATAGTAAAACTTGGCTGCACTCGATACAAAAAAGCCCCTTTCGGGGCGAGGATTAAGCGGGGATTTCAGGCCAGGTAATATCCGGTGCGCGGGCGGGTTCGATGCGGCTCAGCTGCACGCGGTACAGCATCCATTCCCTGAGCTGCGAAAGTTCGTCATCCGTGGCAATGTCGAGCTCTTTTGCGTCCTGTAGCGGGCTGATTTTCTGTGAGGCTTCGGCCAGCAGTGCGTCTCTTGTGGCTTTGGCCTGTTCGGTCAGTTCGGCGGCGGATAATACCCGCGCCACAATGCTTTCGCCGTCAAAGACCCACTTGCCGCCGCCAGGCTGCGAAAGAAACGTGTCAGGACAGTCCGACACCTCCGCCACGCTAAAGGACTGCGGCCACATCGTGGAGGCGTCATAACTGGCCGAGTTAATCAGCCCGCTCTCATCAAAGGCAATTTTCACCGTCTCGTCAGAAAACTGCTTGAGCAATCCGTACCAGTCATTTCCCTGCGGATCACAAAGGAAAACTACGCCGTGAGATTTAGCCAGTAACGTTTCGTCTTCATTATTCGGTGCGCGTAAGGAGAACGCGCCGTAAATATTCGTTTTCATACATAACCCACCGTATACCAGTTGCCGCCGACGGCTTTCTGCAAAGGACGCATGCGGATCCAATAGTTAGAGCTGCCTGCATCTTTGAAGGACGTCATCACGCCGCCGTTCATGTTTTCATTGTTGCTGCGTTCTTTGAACTCTGAGGATGTGCCGAAACGGATATCCTGCACACAGTTCCCATAAGCCCAGTTGCGGGCATTATTTTCAGCGTTATTCGCCCGGTTTTGCGCATCATTCTGAGTTGATACACGCTGCCCCATCTCATAAATCCCGCCGCCGTCAGTGTACAAATTCCCCTGCGTGCTCAGGTCTCCCGTGCCGGAAATTCTGACGTATCCCGTTTGCACGGAGTTATTGACGTTAACAGTGCGGAAAACAAATCCGCCCACGCCGCCGCCCTTGTTATTAACAAAGTTAGATTCGCCCTGGCCGTTACTCTCATTCCATCCCAGATATGTCCCTTGTCCGTTGCCTGGCTGAGGAAGGGTTATTGCACGCAGAAAATTCGCGGTAACACCGCCTTTTACATCCCCACCGGCGCGGGGAAATGCCCCGACGTTGTCAGCATTAAGTGAAATGTCACTCGTGCCATCAAACGCTACACCGGCAATTTTGCGGGCGGTGGCGAGTTTGGACGCGGCGACGGCAGTGCCGTTTGCAGGGAGGGCACCGAGATTTTTTACTGCATCGGCTGCGGTTTTTGCACCGGTGCCACCGCTGGAAACAGGCAGCGCCGTCGATAATGTCAGGCCATACGCACCGGCGATTTCAAGCCCGCCGTCCATAACCCAATTATCCGCAGTACCGTCTGTCAGGTTCGACGCTCTTTTACGAAGTACCCACCTGCCGCCAGTAGCATCCCAAAAACCAAAGTTACCGGCGCTGGAGTAGCTCACGTTGATTAACGGGTGTGCCGCATTTGACGAGCTAAATTGACAGGTAGCGTCATGCCGGTTGAATTTCACCAGGCCGTTAAAATTGACTTCTCCGGCCACGGTCATCCCAGCCGCAAAGGTCGCATCGCCTACCGCCTTCATGGTGTCATTGATTGTCAGCGGCGAATCAATGGAAACCGCCGACGTGTAGATGTTGGCCGTATCCCTGTTATATCCCAGATACAGCGTACCGCCGACGCCGGAGCCTGCATCTTTCACACTGGCTGAAAGCGTGACATTGCCGTTGTTATGGTCGCGCAGAATGACGGCATCGTTACGTCCGCGGATCACTGAATTCGCGTTAGTAGAGGAAAGGGTAATGCCTGATTCAGGCCGTAAAACGCCGTTTGCGATTTGTACGCTGTCGGTCTGCCCGTCGCAGACGATGCGGGCTTTAATGGTGCCGGTTTCATCCCTGGCATCCATACGCATCACGCCTTCGCCTGCCGGATAAATTGCGGCGGACAAGCCACCCAGCGCGCGCCCAGCGTGCGGGTCGGTATCTGTCAGCGTGTTAGGCAGACGAAAATAAATATTCCCCATGGACGTTAATGCAGAGGGTAAGTTGTTCGCCGAGACTGAACCGAGACGGCTGGTAAATGACATATAGGCTTCATAATCATTTGCCCGGAAAACAGCCATCCGGTAATTCGCCTGGATCGAACTGGCGACCTCCAGGTTAGACGCCATTTTAACGTTGGACGCAATACTGGTGAGTTTGCTGAGACCGGTAATATCCGCGTTCTCGCCCGATCGGGCGACGCCCAGCCGCGTTAAGTCCGCCAGCGTCATGCTGCCGCTGTCCATAATTTTCCGCCAGCCGAACGGATAACCGCTTTCGCTGAGGAACCACTTCCAGCCGCCCGCCGCAGTGTATGAACCGATGCGCTCAAAAATCTGCCCGTCGTTATTAATCAGCCGCTGATAGGCTGCCGCACCCGCCGCCCAGTAGCGCCGCCAGTTGTGCAACTGACCGGCAACGACATAGGTCGCCCCCAGAGGGTGGTCTTCAAACGTGGCAGAAATACTGATGGGATTCGTGACGTCAATAATGGACGGGTCATCAAGACGCTTAACCTTCGTCGTGTCCGTTGCCAGCATCAGATTGCTCATTGCCCCGACGTCCGCCGCCTCTAGGGTAATATCGGCGCTCAGCGGCTTATTATTCACCTTGCGGGTGGAGGGTACGCGTGTATTCGCATTGTCGTTGGCGGCCTTCACCGCTTTCGGCGTGGCGGCCAGGACTTCGCTGGTACTGCTGACCGAGCTGCTTAGCTGGACAAAACCCTTTGCCGTCAGCGTGCCGTCGGGGTGGTTGCGTGATTTTTCATGCGCGGCCAGCAGGTCATTCACATACTGTTCCGTTGCCATAATCACCGAGTCGTCGATCAGCAAGCTGATGACTTCGGTGTTACTGACGGCAATCACCATACGTAAAGTTTGCGTGCGACCTGAACCTTCCGCCAGTGTCGGCTTGTACGTGTCCGCCATGTTGCAGACGGCAATCAGCGCGCCGTCGCTGCTGAACAGCCCCATTTCGCGCATCCAGAAACCGCCGACGCTGGCCGAAATCACCGCCTCGGCAATCACCCAGTTGCCGTGAGTCGGATCGAGCTTTAAGGAGTTGAGCGGCGTGCGGTACACCTCTTTAACCAGTTTGGTCTGGGTGGCGACGGGCGTGGTCGCCTTGCCGTTGCCGTCACCGACGGCAAGCTGCGTAATGTTGATGTCAGTCCCCGCCGCAATGGCTGCCGCGATACGCGACTGGCCGAGCGTGGTGACGACGGATTTAAATGTGCTCATAGCGTCCTCTTATGCGGGGTAAACGGTCAGCAGCTCGCCGGTGTACTGCGCTGCGCCAATGTAAACATCGCCCTTAATATCCTGGGTGATGGTCAGTCCGATCAGATGGCGGCTGGCCGGTTTGGCGTCGGCAATCAGTCTTTCCATCTCTAAATACATTTCTTCGGTGATGCCGGTTTCCAGCACGCCGATATCCAGCCGAAACGTCCCAGGCTCGTCATTGGTTTCCCACCACTCGGTCACGTTAATCAGGTAGCCGAGCGGCTCCACCACGCGCCGGATGGCACCAATGGTTCCCTTGTGGCAATGAATGAACCAGGCCGACTGAATGACGCGGCGCTTGGTGGCGACCGGCCAGTTTTCATCCCAGCGGTCAACCGACAGCGCCCACGCCAGGTACGGTAAAAACTTTCCCGGACAGGTCAGCGGATCCCAGAGCTGCCGCAGCGGCACCGGCACGTTTTCAAGCGCAGCGCAGGCATCGGCGGCGGCAACCTCAAGAGCCGAGGAACCGGCGGGCAGCAGGCGATCACTCATCGTAACCGCCCACTTTCAGGGTGTACGCGGTGCAGAATGACGCCTGGGTTTTATCCAGCTCGATGTCAGCGGCGGGGCTTTTCAGCTCCACCCGTTGCACGCCCTCCACGTGCAGCGCGGCGTAAATGGCGGACAGCCGGATGTCGCGGCCTAAACGGTGCTGCGCGGTGGTGTAGGCGATAAGCTTCGCTTCGGCAGCTTCGCGGATAGGTTCGGCTTCCGGACCCGGAAACAGATACAGCACGGCGTCAATGGTGTAATTCACCACGGTTGCTGACTGGACGGTCACGCGGTCAGCCACGGGGCGCACGTTCTCGTCATTGAGCGCGGCCTGTACTTTCGCCAGCAGGTCGGCGGGCGCGGTGCCGTTGCCGGTCTGTGCCAGCACGGAAATCGTTACGCAGGCGGGCGACGGACTGATGACCGAAATATCCGCTACCCGCCCGTCAGCCGAGCGCCCGTGATACTCATAGGAACCGACCGGACCGGCCACGCTCAGCCCTTCGAACGCCTGCTGCGCACGGATACGCAAATCCGCATCGCTTTCCATCACCGCCGCCACAGCGGGCACGCTGACCGTATCGGCAGTGGTGATCGTCAGGCGTTCCACGCTGAACGTGGCGGCGATATTGTCCAGGTCTGTTCCGGCGGCATAGGCCAGCATGACCGCCTGAGCCGCCTCGTTAACCCGCTGACGCAGGATCACTTCGCGGTAGGTGTTCTCCTCCAGCAGCTTCACAATCGGTTCAGACTCCAGCGTCAGCGTGCGGGCAATAGCGGCCTGCTGGTCTTCGGGATAAAGCGATACCAGCGTGGCTTTGCGTTCAGCCAGAAGGATTTCGTAATCTAGTACCTCCACCACGTCGGGGGCGGGTAACTGGCTCAGGTCGATAGTTGCCATGGTTAGCTCACGGGTAAAGTTAATGAAATAGCGGCGGACGTGTCTTTGCGGGTGCCGGTGAGTTCTACCACCATTTTCCCGTCGAACGTCGTTTCAAAGGTGATGCCGGTCAGGCTGACGCGTGGCTCCCACTTGAGGATCGCGCTGTAACAGGCCGCCATGATTTGCAGGCGCAGCGCCGCATTCTGCGGGCGGTCAGTCAGTATCGATAGCAGTGAACCATAGTCACGGCGCATGACGCGGGAACCGACGGGCGTGCGCAAAATGTCGCTGACCGACTGCTGAATGTGTGCCAGGTCTTCGACGCTGCGTCCCGTGTCGCGAGCCAGCCCGATGTATTTTGCATTTGTCATGAAGGCACCTGCGTCTGACCGCCGCCCGTCTGGATGCCGCCGTGTTTATGGGTATGAACAACGATGCCGTTTGACGTCAGGCTCCCGCCTGAATGGGTGAGGTTGCCGGTTAGGGTGCCGCCTTGTTTCACCTCCAGACTGCCCGTGGTGAGTTTGTTCGTGCAGACCACTTCCGGCGTGTCGAGGGTGATACGGGTTGATGCCGTACAGGTGATATTCGGTGCTGTAGCCGCGATTTTTTCCGAGGCATTCACCGTGGCGGATTTAATGCCGGTTGCCAGCAGCGCGCCGGTTTTGGGTTCGTACTCAATTACCGCGCCGTCAGGGAAGGTGACATGTACGGCATCGGCTGACGCCGACGGTGCCGGATAGTCATCAGAGAAAACGCCTGGCATCACAAAGGCGGTATTCAGCTCACCGCCCAGGCAAAACAGCAGAACCTGTTCACCGGCAGCCGGTGCCCACCAGGAACGGGAACGCCCAGCGCGAGACGTCAGCCAGTGCAGCCAATCAGTGACGTTACCGCCGGTATTTACGCGACAAGTTGCTGCCTCCAAATTCACCTCGGCAACGGTGCCAATGCGGATCAGATTGCGCAGCAGGCGCGGAATGTCGTGGTTTGGGATGGATGTATTCATGGATAAAAGAATGCCGCCCTGTCAGGCGTCATACAATTTGAGACGGGTTGATGGCAGGTGGCACAACGAGAGATTTTAAGAGTTGTTTTATCCCACATATGAGTCGTATCATTTATCAACCTTAATTTTAAACGGAAGTTTGAATGGACATTAAATCTAAAATTTCAATTAACCGCATAACAGACAACCATCTCATTACTGAATTTATTTATAATATTCTACTGGGTAATCAGTTTGCTGGTTCGGTGAATTTTAACTCAGTAAGTATTCTGGTTCATGGCGCACCTTTTACAATTTCCAAGGATGATGTTAATTCCGAGTCAGGTAAGGTAGATAAAGTAGATTTTTTAGAGGGTAAAAACTCAGAGTCAATTAATGAGATTACATTGAATGTTGAAGGAGGGAGTTTTTCGTTCTCGTATGTAAGGGGGAGTTCGGGATTTGTTGATGAAATAATTGTTAAAACAAAACCTCACGATAGTTACGGGTCAGCCCCTGCTTATGTTTTGAATAGCTCTGATGCAAGAGTTCTATCGAAAATTAATGAAACCTTAATTAGATATAGCTCACCAAATATATCAGAAGGAGTGAGCCACGATGTAGTGCTCGCGAAATTAGAAGGAATATCAGCTGATCTAATTTCAAAGCAGCATGAGCACCTGAGGAGAATAGAGGAGGATAAGCAAAAACATTTAGAAGAATCTCAAAGATTTCTAATGGAGAAAATAAAAGAGCTTGAACAGAAATATTTAGATAAAGAAAGTGCTTTGTCTAATATTTATGAAGAGAAAAATTCAGAACTTTCAGAAAGAGAAAAAAGAATCATTGATGAGGATAATACTACAGCTCGAAGGATTACTACACGCGAGCTTTTAAAATCTGTTATAGCCAGGGCAGAGAGGTTTTCATTTTCAAGTGGAGTTAATGTTCGTGGGTATTTAATAGTTTTCCTGTGTGCAATTTTAGGGCTGTTTGGAATTTTCAATGCTTATGAAGCCTCTGTCCTATTATCTAAGTTACCTCAAACACAATCAAGTTTGACGCTTGAACCATACATTTTCAGCGTCACAGACTGGTTTAATGTTGGTAAAGCTGTAACTGGGTCTATTCTTTTTATCACAAGTGTTTTGTATTTAATGAAGTGGATGAATCAGTGGGCTAATAAAATTGCCGACATTGAACTTGACTATCAGAAGTTCTCCCGCGATCTTAATCGTGCTGATTTAACAATAGAGATGTGTTTAGAATGGAGTGATAAAAAAGATGGAGAAATCCCCAATGTATTACTTTCATCACTAACCTCTGGGATTTTCACTGATGCTGAGTACAAAACCGCTGGAGAAATTAATCATCCTGTCGAACAATTAGCTGCTGCATTAATAAAAAGTGCAGAAAAAATTGAGTTGCCATTAGGTAGCGGTAAAATAACCACTACTGGTAAAAGTTTGTCTAAAAGTTAATATATATATCACATGCCATAATTTCGGCACGTGAAGTCAAATCAGACTACGTGTTCAACAAGTTCATAAGTTCTTCCTCTGCTATCTTCATATCCTCCGCGTCCAGCCCTAACAACGGGCGCGCCGGATACTGCATTTCTTTCGCACGGACAGACGGGCGGTCCCGCAGCCCGTACTGATGCACCTTAGCCATCCGTTGCACCTGTCCGTTGAATTCCACCACGGCGTCGTCTGCGGTGCCTTTGGCCTTCATGTATTTTGCTGTGCGCAGTTTGGCGAACATTTCGCGCTTAATGCGGCCTTTCTTTGCACGCAACGGCTGCGGGCGGCGTGGCGTGAAGGGGTTACCGTCGGGTGTAACCTGCTGCTTAATACGCTGCTGTTGGTGTTTTCGCAGCCGCTTTGCAATGGTAGAGGCCATGGCTTTACGATTTTGCGGTGACAGGGCGGCAATCAGCCCCGCCAGGCGGGTATCAAACGCAGTCAGCTCACTCATTCCACTGACTCACTAACTCGCCGTGCAGGTACAGCTCACGCGGCCTTTCCACTGGCTCCGGAAGCGGCGGTTCAGGGAAATGCTCCACATACAGACCGGCTTCAACCTGTTTGACGATCACGCGCTCGGTGAGCTGCACATCAATCGCGATATCGTAGGCACCATCATCGAGCATATCGGCCTTAAATTTAAAGCCGGTCTGCTGCTTTTCCGGTGTCGCCATAATGTCCGGCTGGTTCTCCCGCAGCCAGGCGAGGATCGGCACAATAATCAGATCGCTGTCCTGGGTAAAGTCGGTGATCAACAGTTCGACCTGATACTGATATTCAAACGACAGCGAGCGGGCTAACGTGGAAACGATGCGGCCATTGTCCACAAACATCCGCAGCTGGTCGGGGCTGGTTTGCAGCACCGGCACGGCGTCAGTTAACGCTTTTCGCAGTTGAGCGGGTTTTAACACGGTATTCCTCCTGGCATTGTTTGACCGCTTCCACCTGGAGGCCGCAGGCGGTCAGCGCGGCCTCCAGGTTTCTGACATCACTGCTTAAATCGCCGTTAGTGACCGGTGCGCTTGCCGGTATCGGGCAACTGGTTACCGCCGGACAGCCAACGTAAATAATCTGCGGCGCTGGCAAAGGCGGGGCGGGCGTGCATCCGGCCAATACCGTCAGGCAGACGAGCACCATACCAGTCGCGCATTTCCTGATTTTCATTAAGTAACCTTTGAATGTGAACTTCACGGACGCGTGCCTGCTCACCTGCCCGTGCGAGCTGGGTGCGCAGGCGTTGTTCCTGGCGTTCGCGCCTCAGTGCCTCATCGTTCAGGCGGTGAATGGCGTTGTCGCGGCTTTCAATACCGGCGGACAACGTGCTGATAATGCGCTGCGCCTGGTCGGCTTCATCATGCAGGCCACCGATACGCCAGGTTTGCAGCCCCGCCAGGGCGCAGGCTGCCAGAAGCAAAACAAGTAAAATGCGCATCAGACACCCCGCAGGCAGTAGGTCAGCTCATTCGCGCGGCGGCGTTCCAGCCCGGTGACTCGCACGCCGTTCACAAACACCCAGCGCGGCAGCTGTTCGCAGGCTTTTCGCCATTCCCCCTTGTTGATGAAAAACGCCAGGGTGGATTTACAGGCCGCCGTCACGCCGACGTTAAAGGCAAAGGACACCACGGCGTCATACACCGGCTGCGGCATGGCAACCGGCATACAGCGCGCAATGCCTTTCTCCACCCGCATCACGTCTTCCACCAGGTTAACGGCGGCCTGCCGTTCGCTGATGTGCGTCTGCGGCTTCACGCCTGCGGTGTGCCCGATGCCGTTTGTCCAGACGCCCGCGCTGCACTGATAGGCGGACAGGCGGCAGCCTTCAAAATCGGCAATCAGTGCCAGACCGGCGGCGGACGTTTTCAACGTGGGCGTTTGCGGCAGCAGCGCGGCAATCGTAAGGACCGCGGCGACGGCGCAGCGTCTAACGATTGATGGCTGCATTGATTTCTCCCCTGACGCCCATGGCTTTCAGCAGGCGGTACGTTTTGCGGCGGTAGTACCAGTTCACCAGGAAGGTCGCGACGCCGACGCCTGCCCCCACCAGAAAGGCGATATCCTGCGGTGACATTGCGCCGAGCCAGGCAAGAAAGGCCGCGACGCAGTAACAAATAAACGAGGTGATGCGCTCCATGGTCATCAGTCCCAAAGTGAGACGGTTTCACTGACTGCGGCCGGGGTAATATCCGGCAGCTCCACCGCGTAGCCATGGGGCAAAATTGCCCCCTGTGCGGCTAAGCCAACGTTAGCCGCGTAAACCTGTTCCATCACCGACTCGGTACGCCCGTAATACCGCCAGCAGAGCGAATCCACTGTGTCACCTTGTTCGGCGTAGACTTTCATCAGAGCAGCCCGATCACACAGTGCGACACACCGGCGACATCGCTGATCGCGTTGCGGGCATCACGCCACAGCTCATCAACCGTGCTCTCGACAATCTCGGCTTTTTTGCTGCCAGCATCGGTGGTATCACTGTTCGGATACCGTTCCGCAAGAATGGCAGCCGTAAGGGATGAAACCGCCCGCAGGTAGGCACAGACTTTGATACTTTCGTCATCAATCTGGTCTGCCGGGACATCAGCGAGGGGTTTGTATCCCTGAGCCAGCTGTGCGACGCGGTAGCTGTACAGTTCGGCATTAACTTCGGTCAGCGCGTACTTAATGACGGCTCGCAGTCGTTTGGCGGTCACCGTTCCTTCCAGGCGCAGCGTGTCGCGTAACTCCACCGGATTGATATCCGGCCAGAAGTGCGTGTTTTTGATCGCGGGTTCCGTCGCGGCGTCCGGCTTTGGTGCAGGTACAACAAGAGACATAGTGACCTCTGAATAGGGGACGGTGGACGCCAGCGTTGAACGAGGTCACAGACCTGTCGCGGCTGGCGTGCCGTCCGGCGCGGGGCGCGTTCTGTTTAGCCGTTGGCCGCCTTTTTGATGGCTGACTCCAACCGCTCAATATCCTTTTTAACGCCGCAGTTGCTGTTTAGCTGGAAGGCGCGTTTCAGGTGTTGCAGGGCGAGCGGTAGTTTCTCCGCGTCGCGATACAGGTAGCCGGTGATTTTGTGCAACTTGGCGCGCACCTGATCCGGCATGTCCTGGTTTTCCGTCAGTTCCATCGTGGTCATCAGTACATCGAGACTGACCGGCTCACCGGCAGCATGAGCGCGGGTGCTCATGTCGGCGATTTCCTCCGCTAGTGCATAACCGGCAGGACGTTTGCCGAACGGCATCGCCAGCTTGTAATGCAGCGCATAGCGGGCGATTTCCAGCGCACCGGTGTAGTCACCGGCATCAATACGCCAAATCATGATGGTCATCAGGATGGCGTCCTGAGCGCCTTTACCCTCAGCGAGAACGCCCGCCACCCACGGCGCATATTCGGGCAGCATCTTGCGTTTGAGTTCTGCCTTTTTCTCAGCGGAATAGGCTTTCTTCAGGGCTTTCTGGTCAGCATTAAGCTTTTGCAGCAGCAGTTCATAGCCGGTGGCATGACGCAGCAGGCTGGTATCCTGCTGCGCGGCTTCGATCGCTGACTGCCGCAACAAGTGACGTCGGGCAGGGCTGGTCATGACTTACTCCTGAGCTGCCGGTGCGGTGGCACCGGATGCAGTTTTGATGGCATCAACGATCGCCGAGGTGAATTTGCTGAGTTCGGCTTTTTCAGCTGTGTCGTCTTCTCCGGCGGTCACTTCGATGTTCTCGATCAGACAGCCGCAGCCGTAATCTTCCACCACGTAATCCTCGTTAATGGATTCGTAGTTTTCGATACGGTCACGCTTTGGTACTTCCTCAACGTGGCGGCGGTGCGTGCCGTCCTGCCAGTAAATGGACAGGTTATCCAGACGGGTGATCAACATGGCGTTAGCAGGAAAGCCGGGCACCCGAACGGCGGGCAGATTGCCGATGCGTTTCTGGCTGACAATCAGATCGGCGGCCATCGCCTCAGTGTTTGGCTGCTGTTTGTTGATCAGCGGGAAATACTTATCCGCGAGCAGCTTGCGGCCGCAGATCACCACCAGTTCGGTGTCGTCCTGATAGATTGGGTCGATCAGTTCATTCACCGCATCAAAGACCAGCGCGTCGAGGTTTTTGTACTCACCTTCGCCACCGACTTTCACCGCCTCATTGGTCACGGTGCCGTCTTCGGCGACAATCATGCCCATCACTTTGGTCGGGGCATTCAGGCGGTATTTTTGCAACCAGCCCACGCCGACATCCTGCAACAGCGGATTCTGTACACGGTTAGACGTCGGTGCGCGGGAAACACCGTTAAAGCCGACCAGGATGCGATCCAGCGCCTGACGCTTGATAATGGCGTCGCGAAGACGGGTCTGAAAATCGTTGTAGCGCGCCCACAAGTCCAGTTTGCTGTACATCCAGTGGAAGTCGTAGTTGGTTTTGGTGCAGTGGTAGCCTTCCTGATCCAGCTTGGTGAAATCAGCAGTTTCGCGCTCGTCACCCGCATCAGTGTTGGTGGTACTGGCAATCGTGCCGGTCACGCCAACGCCCACTTTCGCACCCATCATTTCGTCCACCGGAATGATGTTGATACGGGTCAGAAACTCTGAGGATTCCTGCAGGCGGGTCATCAGCGTCTGGGTGACGGACGGCTCGACGTTAAATTTTTTATCCAGCGTACCGACGTCAACGTTGTTGAGCTTGGCGAGCTGGGAGAGGAACGCATTAAATTTAAAGCGCGTTTCTTTTTTCATGACTTATTTCCTGAGGGTGAATTAAATGTGTCGGATCAGCAGTCGGTCACTGTCTCGTCAGCGCCTGTGCCGCCGGTTGCGTGCGGGCGCTGGTTAAAGATCTGCGCCGGTGTCTGCGCAAGCTTGCCTTTCAATTCACTGAGAGCTTCATGTTCGGCAGCGGTGGATTTTTCCAGGGTATCGACGCGGCTCAGCAGGTCGGTCAGGCTGTTTTCATGCTTATCCAGTCCGGTCTGAGCGTATTGAGCGACCTCGCTTACGGCTTCGTGAACATCGGCCAGGCGGGCATCGTCTGACGCCTGCTTACGTGAAAGCTTTTGTTTCACCAGCGCGAAAAGAGAAGGGGCAGTTTCCGGTGCATCTTCAAACTCAATCAGTGCTTCGGTGGCAACCGTGAAAAGGCTGTCAGGATCGGATTTACGACCGGCGAGCGGGTTCTGTTTGGCTGTGCGGCTGAACTCCAGCATTTCAGTGCCGAGGCTTGCGGGGTCATCGGTGACGGCCAGACCGACCAGGTAGGATTTATTGGAGTTGGCGAAGTTACGTTTGATCTCCATCGAGGTGTAAACCTTCTGTCCGTCGCCGACCATCTGCGTTAAATCCGCGGTCGGGCTGATCATTGCGTACAGCGCCCATTTGTCATGCAGCAGCGGTTCAGCCGCGTCATCAATTTGTTCGGCTTTAAGCTGGATCACGTCGCCATAACGGCGGAAATCACTGGTCGGTAAAACGCCTTTGATGTGCTCCAGATTGACGCGGGCACCGTAGGCTTTCGCGCTGTATGTCTCCGCCATTTGTTTGATGTCGTTAGCATCAATTTCGCGGCCATCGCAGGTGTCACCTTCGACCCCGATGCGGAACCATTTCGATACTTTCTTTGCCATGTAACTGACTCCGGTAATGAGTGTTGAGAACGGGAGTTAGTTTCCAGAGAGTCGCCGCAGGCCGCCAGCCGATGCGGGTTGTTGCCCGATGGCACAACGTGGGCAGCGCGAAAAACGGCTGTCTGGCCGGTAACGTGGCGGCATGAATATTTCAAACTCCACCATCATCAGCGACCCGCGCCGACAGGCGGCACTGCTTTACTGGCAGGGATTTTCTGTGCGGCAAATCGGGGAGATGCTGAGCCAAAAAACGCCGACCGTGCAGAGCTGGAAAACTCGCGATCAGTGGGAGGCCATTGCGCCCATTTCCCGCGTGGAAACCAGCATGGAAGCGCGGCTGATCCAACTCGTCATGAAAGATGTGAAGGAGGGGAAGGACTACAAAGAGATCGACCTGTTAGGCCGACAGATTGAACGCCTGGCACGGGTAAACCGTTACAACCAGACCGGCAGCGAGGCTGATTTAAACCCGAACGTCGCTAACCGTAACAAGGGCGAACGAAAGGTAGCCGATAAGAATGTTTTCAGTGATGAGGCCATTGAGAAACTCGGCGACATCTTCATTGAAACGTCGTTTGAGTATCAGCGTGGATGGCATCAGGCAGGGCTTCAGCACCGTATCCGCAACATCCTCAAGTCCCGCCAGATTGGCGCAACCTTCTACTTTGCCCGGGAAGCTTTGATTGATGCGCTGACCACCGGCCGTAATCAGATTTTCCTGTCAGCCAGTAAGGCGCAGGCGCACGTCTTTAAAAACTACATCATCGACTTTGCGAGGCAGGTGGATGTCGATTTAAAAGGCGACCCGATTGTGCTGCCGAACGGTGCACGGCTGATTTTCCTCGGCACCAACGTCCGCACCGCGCAGAGCTACACCGGCAATCTGTACCTGGACGAATACTTCTGGATCCCCAAGTTTCAGGAGCTGCGTAAAGTCGCATCCGGTATGTCGCTGCATAAGAAATGGCGAAGCACCTACTTCTCAACGCCGTCCAGCCTGGCACACAGTGCCTATCCATTCTGGTCGGGCGAACTGTTCAACAAAGGCCGCCGCAATAAATCCGACAGGATTGACCTGGATCTGACGCACTCCCACCTGTCGAAAGGCGTGCTGTGCGATGACGGCCAGTGGCGGCAGATTGTGACGGTTGAAGATGCGCTGTCTGGTGGCTGTAACCTGTTCGATCTGGAACAACTGCAACTGGAATACAGCCCCGCCGAATATGAAAACCTGCTGATGTGTGAGTTCGTGGACGATCAGGCATCTGTGTTCCCGTTCGCCGAGTTGCAGGGCTGCATGGTGGACAGTCTGGACGAGTGGGAAGACTTCGACCCGTACCTGAAACGGCCATTTGCCTATCGTCCTGTGTGGATTGGTTATGACCCGTCACATACCGGCGACAGCGCAGGCTGCGCGGTCATCGCGCCGCCGGTAGTTTCCGGCGGCAAGTTCCGGGTGCTCGAGCGTCACCAGTGGAAAGGCATGGATTTTGCCGCGCAGGCCAGAAGCATCGAGGAACTCACCAATCGTTATGCGGTGGAGTACATCGGCATCGATGCGACTGGCATCGGGCAGGGTGTATTCCAGCTTGTGCAGCAGTTCTTTCCGGCTGCGCGTGAGATCCGATATAGCCCCGAGGTGAAAACCGCGCTGGTACTTAAAGCAAAAGACACCATCAGCTCCGGTCGTCTGGAATATGACACTGGCCATACCGATATCACCGCATCGTTTATGGCTATCCGCAAAACGATGACCGCTAGCGGCAACCGTTCAACCTACGAAGCCAGCCGCAGTGAAGAGGCCAGCCACGCCGACGTCGCGTGGGCAATCATGCACGCCCTGTTAAACGAACCGCTGACCGCCGCCAATGGCGGACAAAGCCCGAACATTTTGGAGTTCTACTAAATGAGCAAGCGCAAATACCGTAAAGCCACGCAGACCACCACCGCAGAAAACCAGCAGGGCGCAGAGATGTTCAGCTTTGGTGACCCTACGCCGGTGTTAGACCGCCGAGAGATTCTGGATTACATCGAATGCACCGGTAACGGCCGCTGGTATGAGCCACCGGTCAGTTTCGACGGCCTTGCTCGTAGCCTGCGCGCCGCAGTTCACCACAGCTCACCTATTTACGTGAAGCGGAATATTTTGGCCTCGACGTTTATCCCGCATCCGTTGTTGAGCCAGCAGGAGTTCAGCAAATTCGTGCTGGACTATCTGGTGTTCGGGAATGCGTACCTGGAACTGATCCGCAACCAGCTCGGCGAACCGCTGCGATTTGAGACCGTGCCAGCTAAATATGTGCGTCGCGGAGTAGAAGAGGGGACGTACTGGTTTGTGCAGGGCTGGAAAGAGCCGCATCAATTCGCAGCAGGTAGCATCTTCCATCTGATCGAACCGGACATTAACCAGGAGATTTATGGCTTGCCGGAATACCTGAGCGCTCTTAACTCTGCCTGGCTAAACGAAGCAGCGACACTGTTTCGCCGCAAGTATTATCAGAACGGCGCTCATGCAGGTTACATCCTGTATATGACCGACGCAGCGCAGAGCAGCAGTGATATTGACTCCATGCGTAAGGCGATGCGAGACACAAAAGGCCTGGGCAACTTCCGCAACCTGTTCATGTACGCGCCGAACGGCAAAAAAGACGGCATCCAGATTCTGCCGCTGAGTGAAGTCGCCACTAAGGATGATTTCTTCAATATCAAAAAATCCAGCCGTGATGACCTGTTAAGCGCGCACCGTGTGCCACCGCAGATGATGGGGATTATCCCTGATAATGCGGGTGGATTTGGGGATGTGGAGAAGGCGGCGCAGGTGTTCGTTAGGAACGAACTGACGCCGCTGCAGGAGAGGATGAAGGAGGTGAATACTTGGACATCAGTTTATATTGTGGAGTTTTTAGCTTATGCCCTAGCTTAAGAAAGGAAATCTTTAATGCTAATGATTTTTCTTAATAATAAAGGCCTTAATTTATTTCTTGCCATTACATAATAAGATTTTGTCTGTTCGCTTTCTATGCAAAGCAACGAAGTGTGTGCTGGGTTATCATCAATAGGTGAGTGCAGTACTTTGAATAATGATGTGCCATCAGGGTCAGTAGCTTGTATTGCATCACCTTTTAATAGATAAGATATATATGCATCCTTTCTATCTTCTGGGCTTTTAGCCTTTGAAGACTGAGTGGAAGCTCTTTGTTCCAGCACTGCTTTTGAGGCTATTTTTTTTAAATCTAAACTATAGCCCCTTTTTTGTAGATCTTGTGTTGGTATTCCTTGATCTTTAATTATTCCGTTGTCAAAGTGCTCCGAAGAAAAAAGTAATCGAAGCAATTCATCATTATCGTCAATGACAATTTTTTCTTCATCCATACCTATTTCACTTTTAACATTTCAATATACTCATACGGGAGAGATTCATTTATAGGTAAGTCGTCGTAATTCTCCTCATTTAATTTTTTTAAATTAGAGTAGTATGAGAAGTTCCCGTCTCCAAATATTGCAACATCTAAAATTATGTCTCTTAAATCCCAGAATAAATTAATTTCACCATCCGTAATAGCTCGGATTATGGGCATAACCAAACCTAACTTTCTAATATTATTATCTATAAAAAACTTAGCATCGTGAATTGCTTGTAGAGTTGGTGGGTTAGCATCAAAACCATCCCATCCTACTGATAAATCTGTAAATCCATCAACTTTTGACAAAGCAAAGTTATAATGTACGGTTGCAGCGTATGATTGAGATGCGGAGGCCATATTATTTTTCTTTAAAGAGTAAGAAGGTAAGCTTCCTAAATTTTTTGTAATTAGCTTAGCATCCTCATTTTTTTGAGTAGCAGAAGAAATTCTCATAGATGAAACTGTGTTGTTACTGATAATTACCATATCACTCATAAGACGGCTCCAAATACTCAGTGCCTTGCAATGTTAAGAGGCTAAAAAAAGCCTTTTTATTGACCGTATGAAGTTTATCAATTGATGCTGAAAAACTTGGCATTATTGTAGGTAATTTGGGATTATTTAAATTATTAATACAATCAATATCGATCAGAAGACCTGACCTCTCACTATTGTCAGATAAGTATGCAGTGGCTTGTCCTAATAATTGCATAATAATTATGGTATCACCTTCATTCCTCTCAGCCCTAAGCTGGAGTGAAGAAAGGTTGAAATCATTACCACCCATCACTACGTTTATGTTTAAGAGTGATGATATATTCACATCATCACTAGGCTTAATTAGATCAACGTACTTAAGTGAATATCGCTCAACACCTTGGGCTACACTAGCTTCATTTATTTTCTCAAGGAGTTCAAGTATTTTCCCTTTGAATTGAGTCCAACCTTTATATGGAAGCTTACAAGCGAGCAGAACAGAACGGTCGCTAATATGAATCTCATAGTTATCCCATGTTAAATATAATAAAGGTGCATATGCTAAATTAGGATCGCTATTTCTTACAAACTCTGGCAGTTCTGCATGAGGAGTTTTTACAATATCTGAGCATCCTAATGTAATGTATAGAATGCCAGGTAGTATATTTGACAAGGGCAAGCCTGCCTCAAAACGCATTTCAAATAAAACGTTTATAAGAGGCTCTTTATGAAGCCTTGAAGGCAAAGCTTGACTCATGAATAATCCCTTAATTGAACCGTTAATTTAGAGTTAGATTAGCAAAAAAGACTTGCTTTGCAAGAGCCTTTAATGCCAATTCGCATGATTTAGTGAGAATTTGTTCAATAGGCAAAGGCACAATTGTCGAGATATGAAAAAATGCATTTCATTCACTTATACTCCTGCCTCAATGATCAATTGTTACTGCGCGCAATGCTATCCCCGCCACGCCTGCCCGCTTTATGGGTCGCTTTTAATGCAGTTGCGTGATCCACTGTGATCCACGCCAGCACTGGTGTCGCGGGGAGAAAAGAGCAGGGCGATCACAATGCAAAATCATGCACTCACTGCATGCAGAGCTATCAAAGTGAGATCGCCCGCGTTCCTGGCTATTCTTCATCGTCGTAAACAGAGAATGGCACTGACGGCGTGTCTTCTTCATCCAGAACGCTATCGGCCATGTCAGAGATCATTTCCATCACCAGCGCATACTCGTCATTTCTGCACTGGGCTGACTGTGTGATGTCAGCCATAAGCCGGATTTTTATCAAAGCCATCTTTAGCTCATGAGAGGATTCCATTACTCACTCCAATGCACTGTTTATTTATACAGTATAATATTATCATTTCTTAACAAATTCCAATAAAAACTGAATGTTACTTTTTAACCAATAGCTTAGATGAATGTTTCAACAGTTTTAGTCGTCATAAAATTCCTGCCAGTCCATAAGAGGGGGATGATGGATCACAACATCACCAAAACTGATTTTGGCTCCCCGGGTTAATGCTTCCAGCTCCCATCTTTGAGCTTTGATATCGTGTTTAAGCAATTCCTGTTCAATCTGAGGCAATCGCGCCCGTTCTTCAGGCGTCAATCTTGCCGATGGGGCAACATCACGGCCTTTAGTCGGGTCAAAACTTCGCTGTGATTTACTTACCTTCGGCGTTTCTTCACGTATACGCGCCACAATCGCCCTCACGGCGGCAGTGTCTGTCCAGTCAATAACTCGCAGGTTGTCAGAATTAGACGTTGTAAGGTCGCTCCCAGCCTTGCTATCGCGCCTATTTGCAGCCTGTTTCTTTCCACCTAACCCACAGTTATTGACAGGACTCCGAGGCGCGCCGGAGGCGCTTTTTAAGGTCAAAACCTCAACGTCAACGGCGGAAGAAACGATGCGCCATTGAGTTGTACGGGTTTCATAAACGCGGGAGTCGCCGAGGTGAGGCGCAAAAATGCCCACAACCTTTTTCACTTCTTCATCGTAGGCATTCAACTCTTCAGCAACGCGGCGAGCTACACGCACAGTCTGATCGTCGCGTGGGACATTAGCGCCGCCCTGGGCTGATATGTACGCCATAAAATCACCAGCATCAGCAGCAGCGCGAACGGCTTCCACTTCTTCATCAAAGGTTTCCGTCAGATTGATGGAACGGATGCGACGGCACTCACGGTATGAACCCATGGTCGGCAGGCCGATAGGATGAAATTGAGGGATCCGCCAGGTGGCAGCCCATGCGGTAACAGCGGCAGCGGAGTCTGTGAGCAGTTCGCCGGTTTCGTGGTCGCGCTCGCCTTCCAAGGCGTAACCGTCAATGTTTTTTGCGATGTATTTGGCGATATAACCAGCCGCGCCGCCGCGATTCAGGTGCTTACAGTCAAAGCGGTTCTTTGCCGCTCCGCGTTCGTCACCGTCTTCTTTCATGGCGTATTTGCGCATGATATCGATCACCCGCTGACGCATGGCGGGCTTGGTGAATAACATCATGTGCCAGTGTGGCGTTGCGTCGTGGTGAGGCTCTACAACGCGCATCCCGTAAACGGACAGGCCACTATCTTTGAAAGCGGTGCGCATTTTGCTCCAGATCCCGCACAGATAACGCTGCGCATCTTTCGGGGTATAGGCTTCTTTGTCCCAGGCGTGATTTCGCTGAACGCGCTTTTTATCGTCCTTACCCACCATGCGGGTCGGGTGATATTTGGACGGGGTGGTGATAGTGAGGAACATCCCAACGTCGCCATTCGCAGCAGCATATTTTTCAGTGCCGGCGATCGTGCTCATTAACTCCATACGGCGGATTTCAGGGTTTGAAATACTCGCCATCACTTTGTCGATCAGGCTGAAACGCTCGCCGGTTTCGATGTTTTCCAGGTCGCAGCTTTTCAGGTAGTCGAGATTCGACAGACGGTGCGCACGTACTTCACGGATAGCCTGCTTGCTGGCATACGGGGAAGCATCACGGTTCACTTTGCCGATGGCGATCAGCAAAGATTCACGCCAACGGGTGCGCTGGCCTTTCAGTTGGCGTAACCACCAATCCGGATTAACCAGGCGTGACATGGCAGCGATAGCGGAAACGGCATCCAGTTTGTCTTTGCAATATCTTGTCCAGTACATCGGCGTGACATTGAAAGCCTGCGCCATACCGGCGATTTCGCTGTACAGCTCGCACTGGGTATCACGCTCAAAAAGAATCGAATTATCCCCGTTGTACTGCGCAAGCAACTGATCGCAACGTTCTTCATAGATTTCTTTGAGTTGTCCGGCAATGTCCTGGGCGAACCGCCGCAGCGGTTTATCGCTCATACTCGGCAGGCTGTGATAGGTGTCCGCCTCAGACATAAACTTCATGGAGGCTTTAACATTCATTGCGTGAGCCGCATTGACCGCTTCGACACGGGGAAGAATGCTGCGGCCAAGGGTATAAATCAGGTATTTATTGGCGGCGTGAATGCCCTGCGTTTTCAGCAGATATGCATGGCGACCTGTGAAAATTTCCCGCAGGTCGATAGAGAGGTTTTTTACTCTGACTAAAACAGCTTGCCCCTGATCGTATTCATCACGGGTAAGCGGTCTTTCCAGACCAGAAACAGCCTGGCGTGGTTTGTTCCAGGGAAACGCCCAGACTTCGGGCGTTTCAATCTGCGGAGTGAAGCGGCTGGTCTGCATTACATACCGTCTTTGATATCAATGACCAGATAGCCAGCGTTAACACCGGCCAGGATGAGTAATGCCACTGAGAAAACGATCACTTGTTTCCTCTGTAATGTCTGGCGTTCAACTCAGCCAGTTCTTTGCAGTAAACACAAAGCTCAACCCCTGGCAGAGCTGCACGGCGTTCCTCTGGTATCGGACGATTACACTCGATGCAGAACATTGCGGAAACGCCTGCAACAGTTGCGCGGGCGGCTTGGATTTGGGCGGAAAGGACGAGATCAGCGCGCTCCTGGGCGGTATCGATTACATCAGCCATTGTTACGCCTCCGCTTCACTTTGGATTCGGTTAGCTTCAATGCGTAGTGCCTCCGCAGCTTCAATCCCTGTCATTTCACGTTTGAGGATAAAACTGGCAATCGCTTCCAGGCGGCCAGCAAATACAACCGCTCGATTGGCGCGTTCTTCATTACGAGCAGTGTCGAGCATCAACGATAAATCAGGAACTGAGATGTAATCGCGTTCTGGTGAAGCTAAATCAATGCCCATAACTGGCAAATCAACAATATTCTGACGGGTGTTATCAATCATATTTTTCATATAAGAACTCCTGTTTTGGGCAAAAGAATGACCGGCGGGTTGACGCCAGTTAATTTGAATTTGGGTTAGTGTTTAATGTTTATCTTGCAGTCATCTTCACTGATAAATTTCGGCAGTGATTCAGTTAAACCAAGCAAAGAATTTAGCGCCGCAACTACTTGATGCCTTTCCGTCGGTGTTAATTCAGCAAACTTCATCTCAAGATGGCGGCGAGATAAGCCAGCATGAAAACAGATTGTTCTACGCATATGCAGCGGCTGAGTATCAAATGTTTCCTGCGCTACATTCTTTCTGAAATCAAACATCTCTTTAATTCGGGAAAGATGTTTTTTGCCTATTTGAATATGTTCTTCATTCACTAAAGACATAATCACCTCAACTAAACAGACGCTTCAAAAGCGGTTTTGAATTTCTCACGGCCTGCGGGGCAGTGGCTTGTGACATTGAAGGATTCCAACGCTTTCCACCTGGCAACTCGATGCAACCATTGCCGAAGTGGCGAGATGGGCTTTGCTGTTTTAAAAATGGAGCAATAGAAACAGCCATAGTCACATCAGCCCATTTGTTGTGACGCTTGCAATGGCACCAACTGCGGATGCCAGGGCAGGGGATGCCTGCACTCGGCCTTGTACGACTAAACCGATCAGTGACAGATGGCGAATACCGGCATTTACACCTTCAAGTAAGGACATTCGACGCTGAGAACTTACAGTGCCACCTTTTACTGCATCAGCTGCAATAGAACCTACGGCGGCAGTTGCCTGTAGTGCGTAGGTTGAAAGATTAGAAGTAGCAATTTCATTGACCGGAACTGACGGCAGGCAATTTATCTGTGCCAGCATGCCATCGAGAAGGGTAGCGTCCTCAGTCAGATCAGTGATTAAAAGAACTTCCTCACAGGTAAGTTTATGAGGTTGTTCAGGGTTGAACTTATTGCGCAGTATTTGGGGTTTAGTCCCCATCAGCGCGGCAAGCTCGGTAAGGTTATGACGAGTCACAAATGCCTTACATGCATCGTCAAAGTGAGCGTGTTTGGAAACGCGATAATCAAACATTGTTAGTCCCTAATAGTTTGAATAATCTGACTCAACGATTTATGTAGCGGCACTTGATGGCTTGCTGACGGTTTTTCTCACGCCAGGCCTCAAGATTGATCAGGGCATTGCCATGACGTTCCATAACGACAGTTTGCATTTGACCTGTTTTTCGGTTTTTGCGTTGCTGGGTGATTGTGGTTGAAGGCGTAGGTGCGAGCAGGACGACGCCATTCGCGATCCACTTTTCGAGGACTGCGGAGCTGATACCATTAATTGCAGCAAAATCTTTCTTAGAGATTGTTGGGGAATTGGCGAGCGTAGTCAGTTGCAAACTTATTGAGTTCACAATAGTTGCAGACAGGGCTGACTCCAAGGCCGGTAGCAACTGGGATACGACAGAGTTCAACAGTTCCTTAGATAACGGCGTCTTATCGGCTTGTACTTGAATTGCATTCTGATGAGACATAAAGCAAAATCTCCTTTTAGTCGTTTTGAGTTCTACTGTGTGACATGTGGTGTGTTGTCACTTTAGATCGTAAAAGCGATTTGGTAAATGTTTTTTTATCACTTCGGTGCATTTATGATTGGCGAAAAGATGGATAGTCAGGAAATTCTGAACAGATTGATGTCTGCTTATGGAGTAAACTCTCAGAAAAGCTTAGCTGAGGCGCTTGGTATTCCAGCCAATAACATTAGTGGTTGGCTTCAGCGTGATAGTGTTCCTGGTAACCCGATCATTAAATGTGCTTTAGATACAGATACGGATCTTCGTTGGTTAGTTACTGGTGAATTTGCAAATGCAAATATCAATCATGTTGGTATTGGTTGTGCCCCCTCACCAAAAGAGAGAGGTAAAGCTCTTATTGAAAAAATGCTTTCAACCGGCGGAAAGACTGTCCTTCAGAGAGTCATGAATGCATACGGATTCGCTACTCAAAAAGAATTAAGTGAATATCTAGGGATATCAACCGGTACCATAAGTACATGGGTTCGCCGAGAATATTTTCCTGGAGATGTAGTGATAACTTGTGCGCTAGATACGGGGGTTGCCCTTGAGTGGTTATCAATAGGTGCTGGAGAGCCGTTCTCTAAGAGTGTAAGCCGGCAAAGCGAACATGACGATTTGGCTTATATACCCCAAAAAGTGTTGCAGATGGGCAGGTTGGATCCGAATGGAATGGTTAAGATGGGGAAGGGATTCTTACCTGAAGAATATAAAATTGATGGATTAATTTTTATAAGAAAAGCTTTTGAGAATTGGCTTATCAATATCAACCACGAAGATATATCAAATGGCTTATGGCTTCTAGATATTGATGGAATTCAAGATATATACACTGTTGTAAGAAAGCCAGGAAATATATTGAACGTAACTGGCAATGGAGCTAGCTTTGAATGCAAAATAGGGGATGTTGTTCCAAAGGGCGTTGTTGTTGGCAAATTTAGCACATGCTAGGATTTTTAATTATAAGGCTCTTATAATAGCTGTATAATTTCTTATGTCTTTTTACATCCACGCTTTTGACAAAGGAGAGTATTCCTGAAATCATAAATTCTGACTCAGCAGGATTCTTCTTGAATTCCATGAAAATGGTTTTCCTATAATGATTGTACTTTTCCCTACCAATGCCGATATCAGGAGTTACGACTAGACCTGTAACCTGTCTACTTGATTTTGGTCCAGAAAGTAATTCTTTACGTTTATTAACTGTATAACCTTCGTTAATTATAATGTTCTTAATGGTAACCTGGGCTTTCTTAATCACACTCAACTTATTTCCCGAAATGCAGATATCATCGGCATAACGAGTATACGTTAGCGCTTTATTATCACAATATTTACCAATCCTATGATCAAGTCTGAGGCAAACTAAATTAGAAAGGTATGGTGAGGTCGGTGCTCCCTGAGGTAGGACACCGTCTAAAGTACATATCGATGTTAATAAATAGGATATTTTTTTAGAGTATCCAATGGAATGGAATATGGAAAACACATGGCTTGCCTTAACAGTTCCAAAGAAATTATTTAAATCTAATGAAAGTATATATTGCTTGTTATAATGAGGTTTAGCGTTGTCGTGAATGGACTTTCCTAATATAAAACCTTTTGCGTAGGGTGATGGTTTTAAACATGATAGTATATTGCGTAATATCCATTTCTGTATGGCTTTTAATTCTGCATTCGGACTATCTATTGGCCTTAAACCGCCACTTTTTTTACGCATTAAAATGTGATGGTAATATTTAGAGTTATTATGATTGTATTTCGCAAGAAGTATCGATGGCAATCTAGTTTTTGTAGAAAGGTCATGAATGTCTTGTAATAGCGGTAGTGAAAGCATTCTTTGAGTGTAAATTCCCTGACCCTGCTCAATCATTCAAATACTCCATAAAATAAACTAGAAAATTTGTACTAGCCCCTAACGACTGAAGTAGATGGAACGGAAGGCCGCGGGGCGGGCTTACGTTTCATCTGCAATAGGACTTAGGTGGCACAACTACGAGAGCGTAGTTGTGTTTCCTAGATCCTGTTGCCAATACAAAGCTTAATCTTGGGTATAGAGTAACAACTCTCTATCCGCTGAACCTTGTTGAATGAAGCTAAAGGCCTACAACATCAACTTGATCCCGCTTAGGGGCTAGTGAAATTATTATTGATCAATCAAATTCTTGTGTCTACACAATTGTTTATTCATTATTATTATTCTAAGTTTATTTAATTCATTAATAGAATAATATTTTAGATTTATGTCATTGTATCCATCCGAAGTAATAATGAAAACTTCACCAGATTTTTCGATAAGGGAAGCTCTTATTAAAGAATGAAGTGCTGCGTCAAATCCAATGTTATCCTGAATGGTAAAATCTCTTGCAAGAATTTTACTCAGTATGATTCTTATAGAGTTAGTGCTTGCTTTATCGAAAAGGTAAATTATTAAAAGAATATGTTCGTGAAACATCAATATATTGTCGATGTGTTTTTTTTGTCGCCCTGGGGGGAGCATGCTTTTGATTTGATCAATAATAGGTTTGGTGTGTTCTTTATCTCTAATATTTAAAACATTAGGAATGTCTAGTATCTGTCCCTTAGCTGCTCTAACTAACCTTATGGGACCATGATTAATAAAACTTTTATCTGATTTATATTTGCTTTGCCTTAAAACAAGCATTTTTTCAGCTAGCTCCGTTTTCATTGCGAATGCGCCAAGCTCTGCAAATGAGCCGGGACTCTCAGGAATCAGAACTATTAAATCTACGGCATCTGCCAAATGAGTTTCTAAGTCTAATAAACTATTCTTTGCTTGCCCCTCAAGAACATCTTCAAATAAATCTTCTGGATATGCTAGTTGGAAGTTTTTGTCTAAAATTAATAGTTCTGATATTTTTGCACGTGTACTATCTTTTGCGCTTTTATCTTTACCACACAGAAAAATCACCTTACGTGAGTCGTTAAAACCATTTTTTATTAAAAAGGATATTTTTCCGACAAGCTCATCCAAGATTCTGTTATCTATATTGCTGATAATATTTTGTTTGCTCATAATCTCACATGATCTTAAAGTTAACTACTTACACCCCATTAAATACGGTTATACAAGAATTAGATACTGCATTGCAACAAAGACTAGTTGCTAAAAATCGGATGCCGCCATCTTATCGCCATTTTTTGATGTAATTAATTGATTTATATAGATTTGACTAGTATTCGGTCTTTTTTTTACTATTTGATTTATAAAGATAATTTTATCATCTCCCTAAATCCTAAATCCTAAATCCTAAATCCTAAATCCTAAATCCTAAATCCTAAATCCTAAATCCTAAATCCTAAATCCTAAATCCTAAATCCGGTCTATATCTCCGTCCACTCGGTACCGCGGCTATCAGGATAAACGTTCGTCATTTTCATCGATTTATGCCCCAATGGTTTCTGAGCAAATTCCGCGCCGTATTCCCGCTCGTAAAGCCGGGAAGCAAGACTGCGGGCTTTTGCTCTGTGATACACCGCTTTTTTACCGCGCGCCAGAATGCTTGGGTAATGCTATCCGCTCGAAGCGTGCCGGGCTGCCAGCCGGTTTTTCTGCTGGCAGAACTGAGAATGAACTCAGTATTATTATTCTGCAAACTAAAATTATATATAGGGGCTCTGCTGAGTAACAAGAACAGAAGAGAATAAATCATAATAATAGTTATCATTCCTATTTCATGGATATCAGTATCATGAAGTGAACTAATGTCTGCTGAAATTTTCAGAATTAAGGTTATGCTAATAATTCTTTTGTATGATTCAGACTATGGGTAAATATGCTAAGAGCTCCTTAATGAAATTGCGAGTCTGGAGTCTGTTACCCCATGAATACGCTAATTTTTTTCGTATTCTTCACACCATGGTGGCATTTTTAATACTGTCGGAAATTATTAACGCTAATCTGACAGAGACCGAAGCAATTGCTGAACATAGTCTTGAAGGGGTTATAACCTGGATGCACATTATTTAA